AGTCCGGGTAGAAAATTAAGCATTGAAAGTTCTGACATTTGGATGTCAATAAAAGTAACAGGCAATAGAGAATATTTAATAGGTCAAGGTACTTCTGATGCTTTAAGATTTTTTGATGCTACTGCTGATACCGAACGTATGCGCATAACAAGTGGGGGAGACTTGCTTGTAAATTCTACAACTGTTGCCAATAGTGCAAAATTAACAGTTCAAACACCAACTGGAAATGTAATATCTACTTGGCAATCTTCAACAAGTGGAAATGCAGGTTTTATATCTTTTGGAACAGAAGGTAGTTATACAGAAAGAGGTTATATATATTATGATAGAGCAGCAGGACAAGTTAAATTATCTGCTACTTCCGATGCAAGATTAAAAACTAATATTGTAAATGCACCATCAGTTTTATCATTAATTAATAAAATTAATGTAAAACAATATGATTGGAAAGAAACAGGAAGTTCTAACATTGGTTTTATAGCACAAGAGCTTTATGATATTATACCAAGAGCAGTATCCGTAGGAGAAGATAATAAAGACGGAAGTATCAAAAGGTATTGGGGAGTTGATAACGGAACGCTTGTACCTTATTTAGTAAAAGCTATCCAAGAACTTAAACAAGAATTAGACACATTAAAAAACAAATAAAAATGGCAACAACTTACAAATGGGTGGTAAGCAGTTTAGATAGCTACCCCAAAGACGCAGAAGGTTTAACAGACGTTATCTGTGTAGTACATTGGAGATACCAAGCTGAGCAAGTAGAAAACGATAAGACATACTTTGCTGAGGTTTATGGAACGTTAAGCGTAGCTGCTCCTGACCCGGCAAACTTCGTACCTTATGAAGATGTTACCTATGAAATGGTATGCGGTTGGTTAGAAGCAGGACTTGACCAAGTAGCCTTAGACGAAAACTTAGATAGCCAGATAGCAGAGCAAATCAATCCTAAGATTATATCTTTGCCTTTGCCGTTTCAAAATCCTTAATATATCTTTACAAATAAAAACAACGTATGAAGTACAAACAACTATTACAATTAGTAAGCAGCATCAATGTAGTTATTGGCAACCAGGACACCAAGACGCAGAAAAAACTTTTTAAGATTTACGAGAAGATTAAGAAGCACCACGAGGACTATCAAGCCGAAGTTGAGATTTTGCGTTTAGACAATGCTCAGACAGACGATAAGGACTGCTTACTATTAGACGAGAAAGGAAATTACAAGTTCTCAAAAGACGGCATCAAGAAGCTTACAAAAGATATTGAAGCCTTAAATGATAAAGAATTTGATTTTCAAATAATTAACGTGGTTAATCAATCGGGCTTGGAAGATTTTACTTTCTTAGAAGATTGGACTACCGGCATAGAATTTAACAAACAAGAAGAAGAAGAACTATAAATGGCAAATAACAACCAAGCAGACCAATCAACAATAGTTTCCTTAGTAAGTGCTACAATTAGCATTACAAGTATTCAACCACTATTCACATTGTTGGCGAGTTTGGTTGCTATTGTTTCAGGCGGTATGGCTATACGCTACTATTGGAAAATGACTAAGAAACTAAAATGAGAATAATACTTTTAGCTTTATTACTTACATCTTGCGCTTCTGTTAAGAAGTTTGAAAAGAGATTAGATAGCACGGGGACAACTAAGATTGACTCCGTGCATCTTACTTTTTATGATAGCGTTACCAAGATTATAGAAAAAGAGCAAGTATTTACAAAAGAGGTTACTATATATGATACAGTCCGCATAACTAAGGATAGCGTTATAGTAGTTCCCAAAATAGTAACTAAGTGGGTGTATCAAACAAAAGAGAAGCAGACCGACAATAGCCTTATCAAAAAAGATACAATAGCCTTTAATCGCACAGAAACGGCTCAAATTTCGATTGTAGATAAAAATAAGGTAAGTACTGCCAATAACTTTTGGAAGGCTTTAATAGGGCTAATAATAGCCATTATATTAATTTTAGCTTATTGGAATAGATTATGGAAGTAAACAAAGCCGGGAAGGACTTAATAAAGCAGTTTGAAGGCTGCAAGTTAAAGGCTTACAAATGCCCGGCAGGTTTATGGACTATATCTTGGGGTTTAACTTTTTACCCAGACGGAAGGAAAGTAAAGGAAGGCGATGTTATTACGCAGCAACAGGCAGAGGAATACTTTGATGCAGTAGTTAATGACTTTGCTAAACAAGTAGATGTTCTTGTAAAATCAAATGTAACTGCAAACAATTTTTCTGCGATTGTTTCGTTTACCTACAATGTAGGGATAGGCAACTTAAAGAATAGCACTTTACTAAAAAAGGTAAATGCTAACCCAAAGGATGCGACTATTCCGGCTGAGTTTAGAAAATGGGTAAGGGCAAACGGAGAGGTACTAAAAGGTTTAGTGAGGCGGAGAGATGCCGAAGCAAAACTATATGAGCAACATTAGAACTATATTAGTTAATTTATTATCAGACGAAAGCAACAGTATCAGCCATAAAAGAGTAGTGGCTATGCTTGGCAGCTTATGTCTTTTTATATCCTTGTTCTTAAACATAATCTTAAAAATTAACCCAAGCGATAAGCTAGTTGATGCGGTCTTATATCTTACGCTATTTGCTATGGGCTACACTACAATCGATAAATTCAGCAAAAAATAAATGTTAAATAAATAAAGTTTAGTATCTTTGAGAAAATCAAAGAATATGATAAAAACGTTTAAGATGCCTAAGTATTATGAAGTAAGCATAAACTTAGAAACAGGAGAAGTAAAAGTGTTTAGTAACTCCAAACACGCAAAAGGTAGAGAGTTATCTGTAAATAAAAGTAATACTGGATATTTACAAGTGAAAATGAATAACAAAAATTATTCAATTCATTCGTTAGTAGCTAATTTTATTTTAGGAGATAGACCAAAAGATTATGTAGTTAATCATATAGACGGAGTAAAAACAAATAATAGACCGAGCAATTTAGAGTATGTTACACTTGCAGAAAATACAAGACATTCAGTTAAACACGGAATGCATATTTGTAACAGACCAGAATTAATGCCGACCTATAAAGATGGTAGATGTAAAGACAAAGTAAAGTATAAACACGAATGGTATTTACAAAATAAACAACGCATCTTGGAAAAGGTGAAAAAAAGGTATTATGACAAAAAACGAGCTGCTCAAATCTAAACGCAAAAGATTGTTTTTCGACGTGGAATGTTCGCCCAACGTTGGCTTCTTTTGGTCTGCCGGATATAAGTTAAACATAACACCGGATAGCATAATTCAAGAACGTGCTATTATTTGCATTTGCTATAAGTGGGAAGACGAAAAAGAGGTTTACCATTTGGAGTGGGATAGCAAACAAAACGATAAAAGAATGCTACAAAAGTTTATTGAAGTAGCAAACACCGCATCGGAGTTAGTAGGACACAACGGAGATAAGTTTGACTTAGCGTGGATAAGAACCAGGTGCTTGTTTCACAAGATAGATATGTTCCCTTCTTATGTTACTATTGATACCTTAAAGGTAGCACGTCAAAAGTTTAGATTTAATAGTAACAAGCTAAACTATATAGCTGACTACTTAGGCATCGGCACTAAGATAAAGACTGAGTATAGTTTATGGAAGGACATTGTTCTGCATAAGGATAAAGTAGCTATGGCTAAAATGATTAAGTACTGCCAGAAGGATGTGATTTTATTAGAGCAGGTGTTTAACGCATTGAAGCTACACATAGAACCTAAAACACATTACGGAGTTATCTTCGGTCAAGATAGAGGCACTTGCCCTGAGTGTGGCAGCGATGAGATTACTATACAAATGAGGCGAACAACCGCAACAGGAGTAAAGAAAATTTTATATAAGTGTAAGACTTGTTTTAAGATACATAGCAAAACAGACAAATAAAATGGATAGCAAAATATTAGCAGCAGTTATAGAAGATATGCGAAGCCGGGAGGCAAAGGGCAAACAGGAATATAAATGTACCTTAGATAGAACTGATTTGAAAGAAGACGAGTGGATGAGATATGCTTATGAAGAAGCATTAGATTTAAGTTTATACCTAAAAAAAATTATGTTAATCAATGCGCCTCAAAAAGATATTTAGCTTCGGTAATATCTTAGACCGAGAAACCTACGAGCAACTTAGGGAACTAGATTACAACAACCCAAACTTCAAGGGTTGCGGAGATGAGTTTCAGTTCAACCGGGAGTGGTGGGTTATGCTTGACGAAGGCGAGATAGTAGCTTATTGCGGCTCAATTTATTCAAAAGGCATCTGCATATTTAACAGAGCTTGGGTTAAAAAAAATTACAGAGGGCAAGGCATACAAAGGCGAATGATTAAAACCAGGCTTAAAGCTGCATCTACTTTTTGCCACATAGCCATCACTTACACAACCTTAGATAACTTCCCTTCCGCTAATAACCTTATTAATTGCGGGTTTAGACTATACCTGCCGGAGTATTCATACGGGGGTTCTGACAAACTTTACTTCCAGAAGCTACTATAAAAGGTAGTATTTTTACTACTTTTGGCTGCATTTTACTACCGACTTTGTCAAATTATATCTTACTTTTTTTACATATTGTAAAGCTATAACTTTATTTTTTGTACGTTCTGATGTACATAATTGGTAATAAATTGCACAATTTGATGTGCTTTTGTCCTATATAAGACCAATTATATGCAACCTTGTTGCAAAAATAATTGTAAAATATTTTAATACTTTTGCACTTTGTATTGTGTATTGTTGTATATTTGTGCAAACAAAACACAAAATGACACATTTAACCACCTACCAGAAGTTCCAA